GGTTGGCATGCGGTGTACTTCCCAGCCAGCAGCTTCTGCGGAATCTAGCAAATCAGCGGCATTGCCCCACAAATCCACTCCAAAGAAATGTTTAGATGGGTAAGTCAGTAGATCGGCGCATTGAGTGCCTGCAAATCCATCTTTATCAACACCCATACCTGAGTTTGCTAGGTCAATCGTAAATTGTACAAGTTCATTTGCTGTTGTCATTTTTTATTTTCCTTTCAGATTTTCATTCATTTCTTTTACTGCAGCCTCGATAAAGACATCGAGGTCTTTATCTGCCATGTAGATGTTATATTTTTCCAGCTCGGTGAGAATCGCCCCTTTTGCCTGAGCAAGCTTCTGCTCACCTTTAAATCCGGTCTCTTTCGCAATCTGCTCCACAGCATTTACTGCGTTTTTGGCCAAGATTTCGACAATTTTGATTGATTTCTCTCCACCTTTTGCGATCAAAAATTCCTTGACCGCTTTAACCGCGACTCCTGCTAAAATAGTCAGAATGCCAATTGCTGAGCTTAAAACAAGCTCTGTAATTTGATTCATATTATTTATCACTCCTTCGTCTTGTGATTGTCCACACGCTCATTGATAAACGTGGTTACGTAAGGGATTTTTAGACCCAAAATGTCTAAATTGGTTACCAAGCTAGCACCATAGCTAGCGCACAATGCCGTAATAATCATATCCGCTAACGCCCCAGCATTAGCAAACAGGAAAAACGGGTAGCCAATCGCTGTGATGATGAAGATAGCCGAATGGGTCACAATCCCTGTCCGGGCTTTTCGACTTGAAAAGTTTTTCAATGCCCAAGCCTTGCAGAATCCAGTAATCACATCGGCTATTACCAAAACAAATAAGACAAACACAAAGAAATGGTCATCGATCCCTGTCTCATAAAAGTCTTTAACGACCTCTATGATTGCCCAAATTCCATCTGGTTCTTGCATTCATCACCCCTTATTCTTCTCTACTTGCCTGTGCTGGCTCTGTCCAATCAGGATTGCCTTCAGCGTCAAAAGCCATGATGTAGTACTCAAGATTAAACAAGTCAGCCACATTGATGGTTGTTGCTGTCCCGCCCCATTGAGTAAATGCCCAGACAGTTTCCACGTCTTTGAATTGACGACGGCCATTGATGATGACAGGGCGCTTTTGGACATCGCGGTACATATAAAAGTCATTCGTCGCATTCTTGCAGCGGATAAACTCACCATTTTCCTTCATGTATTTTAGGGCAGTTGCCAAATCAAAAGGTTCTGTGATGTTTTTAAGGTCAAGTAAAGTATTTTCTGTTGTTGTAGTCATAATTATTCTCCTTTTTCTGTCTCTGGTGCTCCGCTTGTTTCAAGCGAGTTTTCAAGCTCTGCATTACGCTCTAAAGCTTGCTGCAGTTGAGCTTGCAGCTCTTCGTTTTGAGCTTCAAGTGTTGCGATTCTTAATGATTTACTAGCGATTTCAATCGCTAGCTTTGACTGGATATTTTCATTCATATTTTACCTTTCTATCCTACGTTCCGGACGATGTCCCAAGCGTTCTTCCTTGCTCTGATTAAGTTTTTCATAGCATCTGTCATAGTGACTTGACCGCTTGCTGCGTGGTTTAAGATATCCCAAATCGCTGCTACGCTTGTTTCTAAGCGGATAAACTGCGTTGGGCTATCCGTGTCTCCTTTTGTGTTACGAGGCACTACGAAATGTCGTGCCCAAATTTCCGAGTTTTTGTTCCATGTGCCAGGCGTCATTGTCTGCGTCACGACGCTAAAGTTCCATCCATCATCACCTTGCGCGTGTCTCATGTGATTGTAATCTCCAAATTGATAGATTTTATCAACGCTGTTGTTTGAATTATTATCAATGACAAGACCCGCGAAAGAGGCTGATTTCCAAGCGTTGGTTCCGTTTCGATTACTACCGATGATGGTGCGGCCGTGGTTTTGGCCGTTTTCCTGCTTGTTTTCGTAGCGGATAAACTGCGTTGGGTAACCTGCCGCAACTCGCTTGATGGATGCATCATCGTTATAAAAGAGCACATGGCCATCGTTTAGATTGATCTGCATCGCGTCGTTTTGAGCGCTGATGGTCTTACCTTTCATCCACTCGATAAACGCTAACTCAATCTTAGACTTGATAAAATTCGCATCAAGCCCGACAATCTTATTTGCGTTTAAGTTGATGATATTGACATTCGCAGCGTTGAGCGTGCCTGCTGTTATTTTGTCCGCTAGCATGCTTTCAATCATGGCGTTCTTGATGACGCCGTTTTTAATGTGAGTCTTATCGCCGATAGAGATCAGCCCCTCGTTGATTGAGACTGATCCATCTGGATTTAAATTGAGCTGACCAAGGATATCGCTAGCTGAATTGAGGTTTTTAATTGACCAGCTCCCTGCTAGTTGGCTCTGGACAGTTCGCAAGCCTTGGTTTTTCGAGACCTCTGTCTGAAACAGCTCGTTAGACAAGGCCATGCGAGAGACCTTGTCTGCGACCTCTTTTTCAGTCGAGCCAATCAAGCGCTCATAGAGTTTGCTAGTCTCTTGTACACGCTGGAAATCAGTCTGGCTAGCCTTCCCAGCGACTTGCTGAGTAATCGTAGATAGCTGCCCCTCTGCCGTGCGCTTAAACTCGGCCAGACTAGTCTTAGTCTCGTTTAGGCCTGTCTCAACTCTGCCGACCTTGTTCAGCGTTTCCTGCGCTGACTGCTTCCATGTATTAAAGCTCGTAAGCGAGCCATTGGCCGTATTAAGGGCGGATTGCACGTTGGCCAGTTGGCCGTCGATGCCTTGCCTAAATTCAGCCAATTTGGTATCTGCGTAGCTCTGCCCATTAGCAGGAGACGGCTGGTATGGCCGCTTCATCGCGCCCTCGTAGACATCAATCTCGCTGATCCAGACGGTTGCACTGCGACCATTGCTAGATCCCATATTGTCAAACCGCAAGGCAAACCCATCAAAATCACCGCTATTAAACTGGACCGTAATTCGCTCTGCTTGCGTTGGTGACAAGCTCTTAGTATATGTAGGCAGGGTCTTCTTCCAAGCATGGTCTGTGTTGGATAGTAGGCCAACCAGCGCCCGAAAACCTGACACGTTGTTCGACGCGAATGCAGTAAACGATAATGTATAATCTGTATTCCGCTTCAGCACGTTGTACTGATTTTGTTGCATAAATGCAATGGTCGCTTCGGTTGTGTCCAAGACAAACATTGCAGCCGTGCCGTTTTTAAAAAACGAGTGCTTTCGGTCTGCTGTAAGCTTGCCATTTGCAGGCCAATCCTTAAGACCGAGCTCTGTAGCACCGTTTGAGACAAGGTTGGGTCCGCCCGAATTCAGCTCCTCGAAGCGTCTACTTATGCTCCGCACATCCTCTGCGTGCTGGGCTTTGGCGACGTAGCCAGCCTCAATAGCCTTGCGCTCAGCTGTCAGCTGACGTGCGGTCTCTTCGCGAGAGTAAGTGCGCAGAGATTCGGCTCGTGTGCCGTCAGTACTGACGTAAGCTTGAACAGCCGTGAGGTCCTGTCTCAGACCCTGAGCTGTGCGCTCAAAGGTCGCTTTGGCCTCGGTGATTTGACCTTCTGTGTCTTCCGGAGCAGGAGACCAGCCTGTCTTAAATGAGCCTTGCTCAACTTTGACCTCCCAAACGCTTTTAAGCTTTTCGGGAACTTTACGATAGGTATTGACTCGCAAGTGATAGGTGCCAGTCGGACGATTCCAGACAAACTCTGTTCCAGTTGTGCCAGTTTTGGCATCTGATACGATTTGGTAGTTTGTTACAGCTTTGTCCACAATCCAAAGCACAACATTATCTGACTCTTTAAATCCGTCATGACGAGAGGTAAAGGTTCCATCAGTTTTAGCAGATATTCGATACCTTTGTCCATTAGCCATGTAGATAGATGTCTCGTTGTGATAAAGTACATTATTATCAAAATTTGCAGGGTTTCTGTTTGGCTTAAACGGCCCTTTTGAGCCTTTCAACAGATTCCGTCCGCCAACCTGCAGACTAGCCAACTCCTCCCTCAACCGCCCAGCCTCTGCCGTGACCAAGGCCTTGTCAGCCTTGTCCTTTGTTGCGTTGACGATTTCTTGGCTAATTCGATTTGCTCGCACATCAAATTCAGCTGTGCTCAATTTTGAGTCCAGCTTGTTCTGCGTGTCAGTCTCGAGCGACTTGACCGACTGTTTGATGCTATCCGATAGCACAGTCAAAGCGCTGCTGTCAGCCTTGGTCTTTAGACCTTCCCGCAGGCTGGACACCCCAGCCTCAAGCGAGTCAGCTCGTTGCTTAAAGGTCGATTCAACCGCTGAGATTTGGTTTTCAACATCTTCAGGCGCCTCCGAGTAAAGCGTATCTGTGTCGCTTACTTCAAATTTTGGCATCCAGATCCAGACCGTGTCTGCTCTGTTGAGGTTAAACAGCCATTCATTAGTCGTTACTGGGGATGAGCCTGTCCAACTTTTCGGTAGCTTAACTACATAACGCTTGACTTCCGTAGTCAAGCTCATGTTGCCGTCTTTAAACCAGATATTCCCAAGTCTTGTCCGTAAAATTGTCCCAGCTTTCTCAGCTTTAGCATAAAAGCTGATGGTCACATCCTGATTTGACATACTTCCAGGCACTACTTTTCCATACTGGCCAGTAGCCGGATAAGTGATTTTAGGGTTGTTCCCATCTCGCCCCGTCGGGTCTTGTCCAACGATTTTCAAAGCGTTGTGACCAAGATACTTACTTTCGCTATCGATGGTAGCTGTGTAGGTGCTTGTCGCCCAAATACCAGTTTTTCTGATATCCTGCTTAAATAGCGAGTTTAAAAAGAGGTTTCGACCAGAGGCTTGCACACTCGCAATCCGACTACTCAATGCCTGAGCAGTCTGCACCAACTCCGACTTGCTGGCCTTGCCATCAGCCAGATTCGTCAGCTCAGCCAGCCTGCGTTGCGTGCTCTGCTCATAGGTTGCTTGAGCGGACTTCACGCCCGCAAGCTCGGTTTTGGTCGCATTGAGCGCCTGTACTTGCTTGCCAATTTCGGCTTCGTGCTGGCTCTGCTTGGTGCGGATGTTGGCCAAGTCGCTTTTTAGGAGCGCCGTTTGGTCGTTCGCTGTCTTCTGAGCGCTAGCAAAGTCAGATTTCAGTCGGTCAATCGCAGCCTGATTGGTCTGCTTAGCGCCCGCAAAGTCCTGATTGAGCTTGGTGATAGCACCCTTGGCCGCCTCGATAGCTGATGCGTTAGCACCAGCCGTGCGGAGGGCTTGGGTGGTTTGCTGGGTCTGGGTGGCCATAGATTGGTTGATCTCTTTAGTTTTGGATTCGTATTCCTTACGAAATTTCACGAGATCCATTTCTAAAGGGTTGAGTTCCCATTCTGCCCCATTCCAAAAGTATAGATTAGTCTTTTCTCCCTCTTTTAGATAAAGCTGATCGCCTTTTCTAAGAGTACCTACAGGCTCGTCTCTCGGTTTGCTTTCGCTAAAGTAAATCGTGTTCTTTCCATCGGCAGAAACAAGAGCTTTTGTTGCTGTGGCAATAGCCTTAGCATTCTCTGCAGCGACATCCTGAACTGAACGAGCAAGACTGCTCATTTCGCTTGCCCTTCGTTGAACAGAGCCGATATCATTGCAGACAACCTTACGACTGATTAGATTGCCACCCACGTCGTATTCGCTGGTAAACGACACAATACGAACCTTTTGGCTAAATCCTAACGTTTCGTTAATGGCTATAATGTAGTCGCCCGGATTTGGACGACTAAGTCGATAACCAGCGCGTGACAAGTCTTCCATATCAATTTCAACAGAAACCTTATAAGACTTATCGACATTCTCTTTTAAGCGTTCTAAGAGCTTGCCAGTTTCTTTGTAGCGTTCATCTACGACAGGCTCTGCTTCGATTCGTCCATAGATTTTCGCTAGCGGACTTTCGTACTCAGATTCATAGCGACCTTTTGAATGATCTTCATCATCTTTCCAAGCACCGAGGCCACGTTGGTAGGTTACGAAGCTATTGATATTCTTTTCGATTTTCAACTCGTTCATATTAAAGTCTTTACGAACGATTGTTGATAGATCTGTTCCGATTCGTTTTAAGATTCGGACCACATGGCCACGGACAGAAAATTCAAGTCCAGCAGTCTTGATGATATCGTTGAAAAGTGAGAGTCGAGATTTATTTCCGAAATTTTCTTTTCGAATAGATCCGACTGTCGTTTCCAAACTGTAGGTGTAGCCACTACCTGAAAAAATCGCTTGCAGATATGTTTCAAATGGTTTTGAACCATTTAAAGTATCATAGACCATTGATTTCGACATATCGTAGAAGAATTGATGTACTGCGTCAAATTCAACTTCAATCTGTCGTCCTGCATCGTTAGGCTTTGCATAAGTAACACGATAGTATTCATCGTCTAAGCGAAAACGCCAGCCACGATCTATGCCGTGCAAGACCTTATCGTTGGTGTAGATTGTGCCTTTTACAGACAATTCACCGTTGACCGCATTGGTTGCAGAGTAAGCAACTAAAGCACTATGCTCTGTACCTTTTTCATCAATAAATGTAATCAATCTACCACCTCCTTACTTATACAATTCTTTAAAACCAAAGATTTTAATAGTGCCCCTGAAATCCGTAGAATAGCGCACTTGTTTCTGCGGATTTGGACGAATGACAAAATATTCATAATTCGTTCGAATGTTGATATTCAAGTCTGGCAATGCCACGCCTTTATAAATCACGTTTTCAACACCAGATAGGCGTAATTTATCACCTTCTTTGATTGGTGTTGAAGCATGATTGTAGGCCCAGCGTCTTCCGTCGATCTCCAGGAAGAAACTTGTTTGGCTAGCGCTTGCAGTCAATTCGACTACATAAGGCACCTCTAGCTGACTAAGAGCTGCGGTGCCCTTGTACGGAATAACTCCGCCGGATAAAACAAGGTCTCGAGGAGCAGTTTCACCAAACGGCAGTTCAGCAGTTACCAGTTCAAAAGAAATGTTATATTTTAAGCCTGCTACTGATTTGCCAATAAAACTATAGTCAATTTCATTTCCGATATGCACCTTATATCGATACTTCCAAGGCGTATGCGGGATTTCCAAAAGGTTCAAATCGCCCTTTTTTGCTCCTGGCAATTCAAACCCGTACAAGTCATCTTGTACTGGGTGCATTTTCGTAACGAAATAAGGCTCATCACCGTACAACCAGCCTGCAAGTTCATCTTGCTTTTCCATAAATGCCAAAAGGCTAGCAACTGCCAGCCTTCCAGAAACTCTAATTGTTTTTTGACGCAGGGTAACCCCATCGTGGATATACCCACTGCGTCCCTTGACTGTACGCCTGTCCACTTCAACAGAAGGCGTACTATCAACAATTTTAATGTTATAAATGCCTAACTGAGACAATTTAGTTTCAGCGTTAGCATGTGTAATCAATAAATCCATTTCGTAGCCTTTCTATTCGTAGACAAAGTAGTCATCCTTGATACGATCACGCGCTTCCTTCTCTTTAACAGTCGTATAGATCTTGTCTCCCACAATTTCATTGTGGATTTCAAATTTCGTATCTGACAGCTGAGAATGCTTCACATCATCGCTCAGATTCTCAAGAGACGAACGAATACCGCTGTTATTTACGCTAGCTGAGGTAGTAACTACGCTATCGACTCCGTATTTCTGGTCAGTAATGGCCATGGCGTAGTCTTTTGCGACTCCGTCAATCGCTTTGACCCAACCAGCCATACCGTTATACATCCCTTCACCTGTAAAGCCACCAATCGCATCCATGACTCGAGATGGGGAATGGATATCCAGAGCAGAACGCATCACGCTTGCAATATTAGAAGCGATTGAATATGCGAGCGCGTACAGACTGCCAGCCATGCTTGCCAAACCGTTGTAAAGTCCTGAGCCGGCATAAACACCTACAGAATGCAAATGACTAGCCAGCGTATTGAAAACAGCCACAATCTGACTATTCGCAGAAGACGAAATGCTGACGGCTTGGTTCATTCCGCTGTTAAAAGCAGATGAAACGGTAGACATCCCCTGCTGGACTGAACTCTTGACTTTATTCAAGGTACTATCAAATGTCTGAGCCATCTTATTTCCGCCTGAAGTTGCAGCTTGATCAACCTTATTCATGCCGTCTGTCACAGCCTTGGAAACGCCGTTCATGGCATTTGTCGCAGCCGTCTCGGCATTCTTAAAGTTATTTGTCACTGCATTTGCGACCGCTTGAGAGCTGCTTTCAGCATTAGACTGCATAGTAGTAAATGCCGAAGTGGTAGATCCCTGCATGCTATTCGTTGAGCCTGTCGCATTTCCGCTCATAGTATTGTAATTACCCGAAACAGCGGCAGCCGTGCTACTAGAAATAGCACTAGCATTGGTTTGAACAGTCTGGAATGCAGCATTTGAGTCTGTTTGAAGCGCCTGCATGTAGGAACTAGCACTTGTATTCAAACCGCTCAAATTGCTTGATACGTTCGCATTCATGGTTGCTGACTCAGCCGTAGCGGTTGCCTGAGCTTGTTGCATATTGCTAGATACATTGCTGCTTAAAGACTGCATGTTAATACCCGTAGTCGTAACAAGCGCCTGCATGTTCGTATCTACGTTTGTATTCATGGTCGTTACTTTATTCAGCGTATCAAGCCCCATCAAGTCCATCGATGTACCGACATTCTGTTGCATGGTCTGCGCCTGCAACGTAGCATTGGTTTGAGCCTGTGTCATGCCATTTGTGACATTAGCTCCCACGGCCTGCATGTTCGTATTAGATGATGTCACTAGATTTTGGAAGCTAGTATTGACATTTGTACCCATCGTATTGACTGCATTAGAAGCATTCAGCCCCATCGTGTCCATGTTGAGTTGGACACCTGTAGCCATATCTTGAGTATTAGTCTTCGCAGCCGTGGACATTTCAGAGGTCTTAGCCGACACAGATGATGTCAAATCATCCATAGTCGCCTTGGTCTTGCTAGCCCCTTCTTCGTTTTTGCCGGTGATCCAGTCCCAAATCCCGCCGAAGAACTCACCTACTTTTTGACCAATTCCAACAATTCCGTCAATCAAAGCACCGCCTAGAGCTTTGATAAGCTCCCAACCAGCTTCTAAGACTTTCGGTATGCCAGTTATCAAACCAATGACTAATTGAGCAATCAACTGCAGACCACCCATAATCAATTGAGGTGCTGCTTGTATCAAACCAGAAACAAGTGAAATGACGATTTGAGCTGCTGAAGCGATAATTTGTGGCAAGTTTTGAATCAAGCCTGTCACAAGAGACATGATCAGCTGGATGCCGCCCTGGATAATCGCAGGCAAGTTAGATACCAAACCTTGGATAAAGGACGTAATGACCTGTACCGCAATTTGCAAAATTGTTGGTAATGACTGGACAATCCCAGTTATCAGATTTTGCAGGATTTGGATCCCATTTTGTATAATCTGAGGCATTTGTTGGCCAAGGCCAGTCAAGAATGTCGTCACTGCCTGTTGAGCCGTTTGTAAGACTTGTGGCATGTTGTTTAGCGCACCCTGAGTTAGGTCTGCGATTAGTTGCATACCCATGCCCAGCAACTGCGGAAGTGCACTTACAATGGATTGTAAAAACGCACCGATAACTGTTATAGCCGAGCTGTGAAGCGACTGTGCGTTCTGACCTACTCCTTGAACCAAACTACTAATCAAATCAACACCAGCCTGTACCAAGACAGGGAACATAGTTGCAAAAGCGCTAGCAAATTTAGCTATTAAATCCGCTCCTGATGCTATCAAAGCAGGAATTTGACTTGTTATACCTGAGACAAGATTTTGAATGATTTGAGGGCCTTTTGCCGTCACTGTATTTAGTAATTGGTCAATTTGAGTGCCAAATTGATTGTTGATGATACCCAAACCAGCCACGACGAGGCCAAGGATTGCAGCAGGGCCAATAGCTGCCAGGGCTACACTCATGACAGAGCTGATGCCGCTTGTCATCATAGACAAGACAGACAATCCTTTTGATGCCGCTCCGCCTAAAACACCGCCTAAACCGCTAACTTGAGCAGCAAAGAGGCCAACCATTCCAGCGGCTGAGCTAAAACCGCTACTCAATATGCCTCCAAGGGCGCCTACCTTAGTTCCCAAACCTCCTAATAGACCGGTAAGTAATGTTAGCCCTTTAGTTGCAGGACCAAATGCTAAAAGTCCACCTACTAAACCAAGGATAGGTGCTACAGAAGACATCGTCCCTTTGAATTTCTCCATGACACCATCTGCTAACTTAGTACCATTCAAGAAATGGTCTAAAACAGGATTGATAGTAGCCATAGCATCAGTAAAGTTTTGAATGCCTTGCGATTGACTGAATTTATCTACCAGCTTATCCACATATCTTACGATTGTAGTGAATAGTGGCAGGACAGATTCTCCAAGCTTAATTTGTAGAGTCTCAAACGACCCACTCAAGCCTTCGATAGCGCCTTTTAAGTTGTTTAATTTTTCAGCAGCAACTTCTGCAGCAGTAACCTTGCTGATTTCCGCTTGCATCTTATTTGCGCCATCTGCGCCCTCATTCATTGCGATAGTTGCCGCACGCACGGCATCTGTACCAAACATGGTCTTGAGTGCTTGTTGTTGCTGTTGCTCTGTTAGACCACTCAAGCTTTCTTTTAATACTTGAGATACTTCAGCAAATGATTTGATTTTACCTTCTGCAGTAAAGAATCTATTAGACCCATCTTCTGTGATGATGCCTAGTTCTCTCATCATATTTGCCTGCGCCTTAGTCTGAGGTTGCAAATTCATTAGCATCGTCTTGAGAGATGTACCGGCATCAGAGCCTTTAAGGCCATTCTGAGCAAACACTGCCAGCGCGTTAGTCGTATCCTTAAAGGACAGACCCAGACCGCTAGCTACAGGGGCAACTGCCGAAAGTCCGTATTTCAATTCGTGGACATCCGTAGCTGAAGCATTCGCAGCACCAGCCAATTGATTAGCTGCATCTACTACGCTCAGATTATCTCGCTTGAAGGCATTCAAAGCGGTTGAAGCGATTTCTGCTGCTTCTTTCAAATCCAGCTCGCCTGCGGTTGCTAAGTTCAAAGCACCCGTTAGACCACCATTTAAGATATCTTTTGTAGATACCCCAGCTTTCGCCAATTCCTCGATGGCATCTGCTGCTTCGGTAGCAGAAAATGCCGTATCAGCACCCGCTTTAATTGCTGCATCATGAAATTGCTTCATCGTTTCAGCACTAGAGCCAGTAACAGCCTTGATGCTGCTCATACGTGCTTCAAAGTCTGCTGATTTGGTAATGGCACCACCAATTGCATTCTTGATAAAGTTAAATCCTGCATAAGCTGCAGAAATGCCTAGAGCTGTCTTGATTAGATTGCTTGTAGCGGAGGCTGCTTGATTCGTGTGATTCACAATCCCCATCAAAGCATTAGTAGCTTTACTACCTGCTTGTTGAAAAGCGTTACCTAGACCACTGGAGATTTTGCTAGATAAAGTGCTGACCTTACTAATCAGCTTACCACCTAACGTATTGCTAGCCTGATTTGCAAAATTATTTACTTTTCCTAACGCTAAACTAAAAGCGTTTCCGACAGAGCTACCGAGCGAAGTAATTTTGGTCGCTATTGGAGATAGAGCACTGGAAATCTTAGAATTAAGACTAATAAATGCTTGAGCTACCTTGTTTAACCCGTTTTGTATGGGTTCAGGCAAACGTTGCCCGATATTGGACGCAATTCGATGGATTTCGCCAAGAGCGATGTTTAGACCGCCTTTGAAGCCTTGACCGATTTTCTGGCCAAGCGTACTGCTATTGCTAGCCAACTCATTCATCAGCTGTCCGATTTTTTGGATCATCTGATTGGAGCTATTCACCGCAGCTTTTTGAGCATTATCAAAAGCTTGTTTGGTCATGACAGCAATCTCATTCATAGCACGCTCATACGCTCTAGTATCTGCGCCAATATCAGCAAAGACTGAGCCATCAAAACTCATGCATCCACCTCCTTCATTATTTATTTTCTGTTTGCGAACATCTGGCTAGCTTTTTCAAGCTTGGCCACAAATTCGCTTTTATTTTTGATTTCTTGTTTTGTCGGCTTGTGGAAGTTTCTACGCACCCTTTCTTTTTCTTTGCGCTTGCTAAGCTTGTTAGTGTCAACCTTCTTGCTATTGAGCGTATAGCGCAGTTCCAAAGCTAAAGCCGATAAGTTTTCGCGTTCTTCAATCAGCCTATAGTGCAGACCTTCGAGAATGGCGTCAAGCTCCCACTTATTGCAATTCAAGATTGTTTCTTGGTCAGTTAGACCAAGTCTTGCGCATTCGGTTAAGAGAGCGCGCTTTCCATCTTGCCAATAATTTCTGAAATGGCCTTGGCTTGCATTCGAGCTGTTGCGTCGTTTTCTGTGGCTTGACTCTCTGCCAATTCCAGCCCAAGACGCATGTTCTCGATATATTTCAAAATCTTCTTCTTGAAAAAACCAGATTGGACCATTTCTTCCTGAATTTCTTCAAAGAGCGCTTCTTGCGGATCTTCAGCGTCAGATTTTTCGAAATAATTTTCAATAGCTGACAACGCTTCATCCTCACTGATCGCTTTTCCTTTTTTGCTTCCGCAAAATTGGATCAAATCCACAATGCCTTGGTCGTCGCGATCGACGATTTTATAAAACAGAGCACCAATTCCGTTTTTTGAAGACTGGCCATTCGCGTCTTTTGTCGCAAGATCCTTGTCGATTTTAAACATCAAGCGGAAATCAAATTTGATTTCTACAAGTTTGCTGCCGATTTTAAATTCCATTGTTTTTCTCCTTTAGTCAATAATAAAAGGGCGACCTATGAAAGCCACCCTCCTGAAAATTAGCGCTGAATATTATCGTAATCGCCGGTTGTTTCGCCCGGATTTTGATAAGCGTAGATATCGTTTAACAAAGCGAGTTCTTCAGCAGAAAGCGGGAATTTACCATCTTGCAAACGGCCAACAATTCCAGCTGTATATGAAAGCTCGGCGAATTCTTCTACGCCATCGTTGAATTCAACGTCATCAGTGATTTTAGCATAGCCAAACTTGGCAGGGTAAGCATCTTTTTGATTACCAGACTCACCGATTTTTGTTTTGACACTTTCGTCAACGATAACACGCCAAATCTTGATTGATTCGCCTTTGGCTTGAGCATTCAAGATTACATTTACCGATGGATCCATCGGCGCAAAATATTGAGTCAATTCGATTGAGTGCTCGTCACTTGATTTTTCAAGCAAGCGGCCTTGTTGCGTTTGCTCATCTTGATACTCACCGCCAAGCGTTGTGCTTCCATCTGTACGATAAGCCGGCAAAAGCGCTCCTTCGCCTTTTTCTGCATGGATTGATTGGATAAAGTAGAATACCTTCTTACCAACAATCGGCTTAGCTGTAGTAATTTTCACTTGTCCTTTTTCAGCCATTTAGGACCTCCTTGTTTAAAATATTGTTTCGGTCGTTTTAATTACGATATGATAGACCTCTCGACCGATTGAGTTGTCCATCAAAATAGTTGATGTCATCCGCCTATTGCGACCTAATAACCGAATAGCTTGTGATTTGATGTTTTCTGCGTAGACTCGACTTTTAGAGCCCGGTAGAAAGATATCAATCTGGATAGTGCTGTCTTCGATTATCAGCCCCGTCTGAGCCGTTTTTGATGTATCGGATGCAATACCGCCCACCACAAGAAACGGCTCGGCTACGGACGCGTCCGGTAACTTAAAATGGATTGGGATGCTTAATGCTCCCAATCGCTTTTTTAAGTCTCTTAGTAAATTGCTTGTTGGTGAATCCATAATCACCTCTTAAACATCTTATTTAGATTGCTCATCAATTTTGGATATTCCTCTTGTACAGCGGGATGCATAAACGGTTGCGGCGCCATCTTCCGCGTTCCCAACTCAACATAGATTGAGTAGTAAGCAGGAGAAATGACCTTATAGCCCATAAACTTCGCTTGCATGCTGTAGATGTTCTCGCTCATCCAACCAGTGTCCCAAGGAGCGTACAGTTTAGCCAAACGCTCAACGCGTAGGCTGGAGCGATTCAACTCTCTATCAACAGCAATTGGAGCTTGTCGCCCCTTCTTCTGTACCTCACGCAGAAATTTATCTAATCCCTTCACACGATAAGTCAAACTCATAGATAAATTACCGTACTATTTTTGTGATGTTTCCTGCCTTTGATAGCGCGACGTTTGCCATTATAAATGACTTCTGAGAAATCTTGATGAATACCTTGTAAATGCAACTTAAAACTGTCTAGATTGTATTTTCCAAAGATCCCTATCTGCTCATTATTAGTTAGCGCCCCGCGTTGGCAAGGAAAAGGTCCAACTTGCTCAGCCACAACATCGTCTTCAAGACCATCACTTGAAACGGTCTCTTTTATCAAGATGACTCTGTCGTTGTAAATCACAGTATCACCTCCTAGATAAAATGCGCAATTCCTCGAGCTTTCCGCTTGCTAGCGAAAGAAATGAGAACCTGTTTATCATCTTCAGATAGATAGCTATCTTCCCATGTAAACGTTCGCCCTTCTTCGCTATCAGCCTTAGCACCCTCAGAATTCAACTTGTTAAATCGTTTGATGGCCACATCACGAACAATGTAGGCTGCATTGTTTGGAATTTCCGTAATTGATGTTTCAGAGTAGCGATTGACAAAGGCAAGGATGCGCTCAATGCTTTCTTTGATGGTCAAATTCAGCAAGTCATCCTGCGCAGTATCGCTTACCCCTTTTAATAATTTGATCTCTTTTAAAATCTCATTCGTATCAATCGCTGTCATTGATTACCCTCCAGGAACTGCTGCAGGAGCCGCTTTTTCGATAGTCGTTTCTACGACACCTTGAGGGATTTCTGCAAAGAGTACATTCGCACCAAAGAATACAGATTCGTAAGTAAGGTTTTTCAATGCACGGTCACGCGCAACAGCGATCAAACCAGTTTCATCTGTGAAATCCGCAAACAACCCGCCGAGGTCTCCAGAAGAGACGTTCAAGTTAGCAAACACAAGGTTTTCAATCGCTGTTGTATACACCTTGCCTTCTGGCACACCGTTCATAACGATGACATTTTGCATGCCCAAGAAGTTTTTTAGCAAGGTCATACCGAATACATTAGATGCATCAGCTCCAACACCTGCATTACCAAGATATGTGGCTGCATCAAGTGGATTGATGAATGAAACGATAGGCGAACCTTCAAACTCATTAAATGTTGTAATTTTAGCCCACGCTTGAGCGAGCGCACCTTGCAAACCAGCGCCTTTGTTTTTGGCTGGATTCTTTTTCAGGAATGCAAAGAATTGATCCTTGATTTTGTTTTGGATCTCACGCATCAAACGTGTATCAGCTTCTGTGATGGCGACGGATGCGCCGTGACGTGCGATTGATTCAGCAGATACTAAACGACGTTTCTTGAACCACTCCACTTCGTAAGCATCACCTTTAGTGCGTACCATTTTAGAAAGCGGAATATCTTCCCCTTCTCCTGGGTTTGTTGCATCCACATCTGCAGTCCATTTGTAAGTTTGGATCTTCAGGTCGCTTGTCAATTCTTGTCGACGGCTAACCCCTAAAAGGAGCAGCAAGTCGTTGATGTTTTTGGAAAATTTATTAACAAAATCAATAGACTTGATTTCACCCAAGTCAGCCATAGTTGTTAGTTTTTGTTCAGCCATATTCTAGCCCTTTCTAAAAAGATTGATATTTTCAGCAATCATAGCCTGACGCTTGTCAGTGTCTTCAATTGCCATAATTTGTTCTTTCGTGATTCCTATTGTAGTACCACGGCGAGGCGCGCTTTGAACCAGTCGTTCGTTCACACGCTTTTCAACTTCGCTATCAAATACAGTTCGCAAAGCCGTAATTTTAGTCTTTACTTCCTCAGCAGTCGAAGCTAGTACATGATCTAAAAATTCTTGTGGCAACCCTTCATCTGCCAGGAGCGATTGTGTTGCTAATCTCATCTCACGTTCAGCTATATCCTGCTCGCGCTTTTCCAATTCAGCAATTCGTTTTGCCTCCTCTTCTCTAGCGCGTTCGTCCTTAGTCAGCTTAGCCAGTCGTTCGCCTTCGCTTTTAGCCTGTTCAAGTGCTGTAGCTTGCTCAGCTTCCCACTTGGTTCGTTCAGCAGCTAACATCTTTCCGATTTCAGCGCGAGTGAAAGTGCGTTCGTGCTTTTCGCTATCTGCATTTGATTCTACATCTACTGTTTTCTCATTCTGAGTGTCGACGGTCTCAGTTTGATCCACAGTCGTAGTAGTTTCGTTGATTTCTTCTGACATAATTGTCCTCCAGCGATTACGTCGCCACTCGATAGTCTCGTTTTACGCCCGGCGGCGAAACAGTACAGCTTTTAACGTCTTCAGAAAAGTTTGGACAAGCAAAAAACCGCCTCGAATTCGACACGGTTAGTTTTATAATTCGATTCCTTCGATTTCTGATCGAACTTCTAGCCAGTATAAATAATGACCCATGGCGCACTTTTGATTTTTTAAAACTTCAATTGAGCATTTTGGCTCAAAATTGAGCGTACCAGCTTCGTATTTTACAATCATTTTGTGTAATTTTGTATATTTATCCTTAAGCGAATTATACTCATCAATAAAACGTCTTTGCTAATCTTCCATTTTTTTGTTTTCCTTTCTTCTAAAAAACTGATCAAAAATACCAGTTTATAGCAATTTACAGTGATTTATAGCGGTTTATACCTACTTTTTACCAAACCAGCTTGACTTTTTCGACTTGCTAAACGAAACGACAGCATTGTCCAAATCTAGCTTCATTTTCTCGTTGGCAGCTTCCAACTTGTCAAAACTCTCATTTGTTGCTTGGACATTGTGAGAATTTAGATTCTGCATCTCTTCGATCATCTTGCCTTGCATGTTGACTGTAGCTTTTAGCGCAGATACTTCAGCAGCCAATACAGCATTCTATCTTTCAATTGTGCGTCTTTTAGACGCTTTTTTCTTAATTCGTTTGTTCATGGTTCACCTCATATTCTAATTTCGAAATATCTTCTATCAATCTCGGCAAGACATCAATCGAATCAATTATCTTGCCACCGATTAGGCCTAATTCGAGCTTTACTGTAGGTCTCCTCTCTTTGGCCATAGTCGAGAAACTAATATCTTCAATTTTGACTTGTATTTTGCTCATGTCGCCCTTTCTTGCTACTAGCTAACGCATTTCTAGCGCCTTCAAGCAATCCAGCTAGTACGATATAACCAATAACTAATAAAATAAGCAGGACGATTACGCCTGCTGTAACAAATACTAAATTCCAAATAAACATTTTATCTCCTTTCTGGACAACAAAAAAGCGCCTAGATTATAATCTAAGCGCAAGATAGGCGGGACCGCCGAATGTCGCCCGCATTTCTCGACCCACTAGCTAAGTGGCGCGTTGGAGACGGATACTTTTCAACCTCTATCTTTACCCTAAGTATATCACATATCATCTTTAGAGTAAAGTATCTTTTGCTCACGTTTCAATTTATTTAATTTTTGTTTTTTAATTTTGTGATAGTGGATGATGTAGTTACCATCATCTTTTGGTATAAGCGCTGCTTCCATTAGGTATTTCAAACGTTCAGGGACTTTTTTATAAAGCAATACCGAATTCTTATGATGACTAGAATTATCTGCGACATAATCCGGATCAGCAACTAATTCTTGTAACAATAACATTTGTTCCAACGGGAATTCTGTACCATGCTTTTCTAAGATTTTTGCCAAATTCTTACCGGTCACTTGTACACGTTTCAGTAACTCTTCGGTCCCCTTCACACTTGGCAACTGTCCAATTGTATAGCTCTCCGCAAGACTTTGTTCGATACTCTTGTAAGGTATGTTCCCTTTTGATATATCATCCCACAAATTAGCAAGATCATCTCTTAACTTTTCAAAGTTATGACCATAAATCTTAACATCGCCATTTAGTTCCTCTTCATCTGGCATCACACCCGACCTACAACCGAAATGAAAAGGTGGAGCATTTACCCCTACCTGCATTTCGTCAATCAGATACCGCTTGTCTTCCGCATGAATTCTTTTGCAGATTTCAGTTGTCCGATTGTCCAGATGAACCAATATTCGATAGTATTTAAGTCCTGCATCTTTGTAACGTTGGATAGCGGAACGATTGACAATCATCGTCCCGTCTGTCCTGACAAGTGTTTCAGCCCTACTGTTGGCTACTTTGTATCTTTGTGCTAAATCTCTAGCCATCGTGCGCGGGTGATCTCCACGAACAAAACCAGCCTTCAGGACTTTTTTTAAATCCTTCACTAGATTGTCTGTATTGCCCCACAATTGCTGACTGTAGTTATAACCGTTGAACGGAGTTTTCACCAACTCTTTTAGTGCTGGTTCGTTGATGGTACCAGTCCGACCGCTCATAGCTTTTTTATAGCCCATGAGTGCCATTTTTTGCAAATAGCTTTCAAACTTATCAGCAATAAGACCTCTTGCAATCCCTGCACGAAAGAGCATATCTAGCTGCAACGACTCTAATCTTGTCGCGCGTGCAGTCGTGTACTGCTCATTGAGTCTTTTAAGCAATTCTGGGTCTTTCTCGGCTTGCTCACGATACTTTCTGGCATTCTCCTGATAATCTGACAGGTCAGTACCTTTCAAACGCTGTAGCGCCTCCTGGTAGCTCATAGACCCACTTTCAGAATACTTGCTGACAAAATCATAAAAAGCTTTTTGCATTTCATTGGCTTGCTCTTGATAGATTTTATTTAATTCAGCAAAAAAATCAATATCTTTCCGGTCTAGATAGCGAAAAATTTCATCTGAGCGACCTGACCAGTAATCAAGATGGTTTTGGTTCAGCTTCTTGTTCATCATCGACCACCTCATCTGCTGGATCTAGCCGTGGTTCTGGCTGTTTTAGGGCTTCTTGCTCTTTCAAACGTTCCAGCTCGTCTTCAGCATCTACACCCGTAACTTGATTCAGCAATTCGAAAATAGTCTGATCGCTGACGATTCCATACAATGACTTAATCATCTCAACGATTTCTTTTTCATTTTGCGGAACGTTCGGACTAAAGACCACAGAAGTTTCGTTGATGAGTTCATAAGCTGTGTTTTCGTTGCCTTGAACCTTCCAGATATTTACCGCTAAACGCAATCGACGCATGAGCCCAGCTTCAAACAGATCTTCTTGTTGCTCTCTGTAGTTATCGCTAGCCATGAGCTTGTACTTCATCGACTCGCCTGACTGCGTGCCAGCGAAGCTGTTATCAAGCGTGTCCGGCGTGAAAGTAAAACGCAAAATATCATTGACTAATCGTTGTTTATAAGCCTCTGCGCCTGCACTATCATACGATTTAATCAAATAGCTAGCATCTGGATTCGCTCCGCCCGGATTCGGGTTATCGTCCAAGATGAGAACCTGCGCCTTTTTGTAAGCCTGCGACACATACAAACGACCGTTTGGATTGATTCGTCCATCTTCCAAAAAGTCATTTTCCTCTGCTCCTGTGTACGGATTGCCCTTAATCATCAGAATTGCGTCGTTGCTGTTTTGTTGGAAGTTTGCAAGCTCAGATTGCGATAAATCATAAGCGTCGATGTTATCCAAAACCGACTCATAAGAACCTAAACGGTCCTCATTGTTGCTGTATTCGTTGACTGGTACAGCTTTGAAGAAATGTTCTTGCTCGTCCTTGAGCGCCATTTTATCGCTATCCGTGGACTTCCACTCGTAGCTGTAGATACGATCTGCAGTATAGACTTTGATAATCGTCTTGCGCTTGCTGTCTCCATAATCCACATCGTAATAATTCACTGCCATCAGCGAGTTTTGCTCGTATGTATCATCGTAAATAACAAAAGTCTGCTCTGGACTGAGTTTGTACAATTTAACCCACGCTTTACTATCGCGCTTTGTGACTGTTAAAAGCTCGTAAGCACGGCCGTACACACACAAGTCTTTCTTGATTGAGGAATTGTGTTTCTTCTCGTTGTTTTTGACTGAAAAGCCCTTGATATGTTCAAGGATTGCTTTGTTTTCATTCTTATAATCGACCGGATTACCCAACATGTAGCCTTGCTCGAAAATTGTAATGTACTTAGCAAAATCACTAGAAATACGATTATCTGCCGCGGTTTCGTCCGTTTTAGCAGGTCGATACTTGATATTGTTATCGCCTTTGTAATATCGTTTCAGCTCTTTCAGCCTTGGCTGCTGCTCTGCTTTGTGACGATTCACATAGCGTTTTAACTGCTCAATCCAATTGTCAGAACCATATTCGATAGCTTCAAAATCCTCAAGCATCATCATAAAATGCTCGTTTGATCTACTGTCAAAGCGTGTGCCTTTTAAAAATTTAACTTCCAACTTTACCTCCTGAAATAATAAGACGCGTTCTTCATACGGTCTTGTGTCGATTTGCTTTGTAAAATCCTGTCTTGCAAAGCATACCTGATAGCGTCAATACAGTGATTATAGCTATCAACCGGCTCATTGATGTACTCGTTTGTCTTCTTGTCTTTCTTCCAAGTATAGTTTTCAAGTTCTTCAATCAGCTTCACGCATCGCTCATCTACTACCCAATCGTATTGCAAGAGATACTGGATCCCTTGCATGACAGAGCCGGGGCCTTTCTGCGCATCGACAACTCGAGGGATTCCAAGATTTCGCAATTCCTGATTCGATTTCTTTTCTGCTGAATCCGCACGAATGATTTCTTTTGCATATCCTAGTGCCTTGATGCTTTCTGCTATCTTGTCATTCGTCAATCCCTTTCTTACGAACTCCTCAACGACGTATAAGCGCTTGTTAGCATCGTCTATCCTTACATGAAGCAAGGCTGAAGGGTCGTTGATGAAACCGTAGTCAAGCCCAAAATAAGCCGGCAAATGCGCCAGCTCGTCTTTATTAAGCAATCGTTTCTCATATTTTGGAAAGACTAGCTTGTCCAATGTTGCGAACTCACCCAGAGCGTAAATCTTATAGTACGCTTCGTTTCTGTTGGCCAGTTCCTCAATATTTTCGATGGTTACCTGGTCTAAAAAACGATTATCTTTGTAGGATGTATGATAGACAACCGTATTTTTTGGTTTCTTGACAAAAAAGGCGTTGTAGGTCCAATTTACCTTGGACACTGGATTAAACATCAAGAAGATTTGTTTCAGCTTGTGTTTCTTATCCCGCAAACGCAAAGTCAGCTGCGTGTAATCGTCTAGCGTGAACTCAGAAGCTTCTTCCATGACCACGTCAGACACACCCTTAATTGACTTGATTTTCTCTGGGTTATCCAATCCCTTGAAGATGAATTGGGCACCGTTTGGTAACTCAATCCGATAAGCTGAATTATTGACCTTGCATTTATCAAGTAGACCCCAAACATCCAAACATTGCTTCACATCCTCAAAGATTGAGTCATAGACCGTTGACCCCACTTTTCGCAGAAAAAGGATCTTGCGTGGGTATTTCCAATCCTGACAAGCCTTAAAGACCACCTTTTGAATAACGCCGTGGCTCTTGCCAGAAGATGCGCCGCCGTAGTGAACTTCAGTAAAAGTAGAATAGTCATTGAGCTTGTCATATATATGTTTATTGAAAACTCTGCTAGGTCGTTCGATGACAATATTGATTTTAGGTCTAGTCTTCGTCAGCATCCCAATCACCTACTTTAATTTCAATAGTCCGTTGAGTGATATCGATGTTGTTTTGATACATGCCTAGCGTCTTAGCGTACTTGTCCGATGCTGACAACATTACAGACAAGTCAGGCGGTACTTCCTTGACTGACTGATAACCTTCTCCATCACCGACAAGCTTGACATCTTTAATCTCACGTCTGATAATTTTTGCCCAAAATTGCTGAATATCAACCGAATTAAGCAAAGAAAGCTCCGTTCTGCGCTCGTCAAAGGCATTTTTTAGCTTTTCAACGACTGGTGGGATATGTACATACTTTTCCATACCTGCTAACATATTATGAGCTGTCTTTCCTGCACTTTTCTCACTAAAACCAGCTTCTTTTGCTGCTTGCGTAGCATTTTGAAATCCGTTGGCCATGTAATTGAGCACGAAAGACTTCTGCCTGCTCCGAGAGGCTGGCCAGTCTGACATAAGGTCATTTGCTATTGTCTTCAATTCTTCAATTGCTAGTTTTTCACGCTCATTCATGACTACCCCTCCTTCCGGCAAAACAAAAGGGCAGACATAAACTGCCTAACCCTTATTTATTGATGATACTATAATAGCACGTTAAAACTGTCATGCGCTGTCAAATACTTTTTTTACTGTCATTTACTGTCAAATGCTGTCACCGCATCTAATTCCTTTGTTGCTATACGCAACAATCGAAAGTAGGTGCTCTCACTACAATTCAACTCGTCCATGACTTGCCATCTAGTCATCTTGTCAATATAAACCAAGCTCAATATAGCCTGACTATCCGTATTATCCAGAGAGTCAATCAGCCCCTGCAACTCTCTTTGCTTTCTGATCGCTTCAGCGGTCTTCTGCTCTATTTCTTCCTTGGCCGTCAGCAGCTCGACGTAGATATCATCTTGCTTTCGTTTAACGCCTCCCGAAACTTTGTCCGGAGAAAATTTCTGGCTAGACAAGAGCGAGGCTTCAACCTTGTCTCTTCGTCTAATCAAACTTGCAATATATAGATCAAGGTTTCTCAAATCCTTTAAAATAGCCTTTGCCTTGCTCACTCTCTGTCTCCTTTTTATGATATAATAATCTTATTGGAAATTTAGCTGAGGCAGAGAGTGTCTTGGCTTTTTTTGCTACCATCTTAAATAAAGATGTTTGCGTTCAATTTCTTGTTCCAAAATACATTTACGCAAAGACTTTAAAGTTACAAGGGCCGTTTCCACTGTACCCCATTTATTTTCAGGTTCATATTGACGGTATTTTTCAGGGGTATTCTTCAACTCTCTGATACCATGCTTGATGTGTCCGAAAATATCGGTAACCTTGTAAATGTTACCTTGCTTAAAATCCCACTTCATGGCCTTTCTAAACATAGTACCAAGGTTATATGTCGGGGAACTATGCTCTGGAGTATCAACAGAGACATATCCCCCACCTTCAAGTTTACCTAAAATTTCAAGATCATAACTCATTCTTCCGCCTCCAAAATATCTTGATTTTCGTAGAGATTGCCGATAACTTTGTAATATGGAAGAAAATCCTTTGTTATGTCAATTCGATATCTACGACTCAGGCCGTCGCCATACCAGCGCCCATTGTCTTTGTCATACTTAACAATAAAGGTATATTCTGTCTGTATCTGATGATGCAAGATATCACCTTCAAAAACCTCTGTACCTTCCTTGTCACAAAGACCTGTTGATTGCATGAGGTGAATATCATTATTCACAATCCATTCATTAGCGACTGCATCTTCGTCAATTATCCAAATATCGCCATTCCCCACCATCACTTCGTCTGGTTGATACATACGAGTTAATGAGCCACTATCATACGCTCTAAATTTTGGAATCATCTGCTACCACCTTATTAAATTTCCAAGCTTCATACATAATTAAATCTAACTCGTTTTCGTGGATATTTCCAATGACTTCACACCCTTTCCAGAATAGAGATTCGAACGGGCAACAAGACACTGGATGTGTATTTAGAAACGCAAGATAGAACCCTATAGCTGTGATTTCGGTTTCATCATCTTCGAGGTAAGTATATTCTCCAAAATCGACAAGGCAAACAGCTGAACTAGTTTTTATAAGGTCTCCCTCAAAGATTTCCTTGCCATTCTTATCTTTCAGCCCTGTTGATTGCATGAGATATTCATCATCAATCGACCATCCTTTTAAATTGTTACAGGTAAGCTTTTTGCTATCGTTCGCATAGACATTACCATTCCAGATAATCAATTCGTTGTTAGCAAACATCTTTTGTTTGTGCTTATCCCACGCTCTATACTTTGGTATCATCTTGCACCTCCTTATTTTCTCTCACCTGTCAATTGATTTTTTAAAACCCTAAGTTTAAAACATCCGTTATCACCTGTGCTTACTATTGTGATTTCTTCAGTCCATTGACTTCGTGTGTAAGGATATCTGCTTGGTCGTTTCATATTACCTCCTCAATTTCAATTCCTGGGCAATCGAACACCCAGCCGAAGTCCGCATCTTCTAGTTCTTTCTTTGTGTGGTGTGTGCGATATTCTTCGTTTTCTTCTTCGTTGCTAAAAATCCATACACGACCGAATTTGAAATTCAGATATTCGTATCCTTTGAAAACACCTTTTAACTTCACCAAATACCGCTTCTCCTGCTTCACCTCGTAACCATCAAGCCACGCTCGAGCGAATGTTTCTTGATTGTCCCAGCTCTCTAGCCACTTATTGACTCCCGGACTTCCATAAACCATAGCACCAGATAAAGAGTAGATAGGTTTCGCTACCTTAATCCAATCAGCCACAGACTGCGGGATTATGACTTTCTCACGTTCAAGCGCACCCTCAAACTCACCTTGTTCATAACCTTCTTTCCATTTTGCATGGCTGAAATCCTGCTCAAATTCGCTCATGATAGCTTTTAACCAGACTTCTCTATCATGCAATGGCAATTCTCGTAATCGAGCTAGTACGTTCTTGACATAGCGCGGTGCTTCTTCAGCATGTCCGGAAGGTAGTTCTTCCAATTGTTTCAAATCTCGTAAAAGGCATTTACGAGCGGCTTCTGCTCCTGGAGCATCCCAAATACCTTCATAACTTTCATAGCGTTCGATCAATTTCTGTATTTCCATTTTTCATCTCCTCTAATATTTAAGCGTTACCGTGTTACCCATAAAATCAAAAAGTTTAAAAATATTTTTTTAGAAATCCCTATTTAATAAGCTTTCTCTATTTATATATATATTTTTACTAACTTTTATAATATATAGGTAACAGAGTAACAGTAGTATATATATAGTTAATAAACATTGATATAATAAGGTTTTTAGACCTCGTTAGCCGTTACCTATGGTGTTACCTTGTTACCTATAAGAACTAGGAAACGCCAAAAGTGTTACCTATAAGAAAATGCTGTTACTCTTCTTTTCGACGAAATCCTTTAGAAAGTTTTCCACCGAAACGGAAAGTACCTTTTTCCCAATCAGGGTGATTATCCATAATCATATTGATTTTTGTTGATAGTTTCCTGTCGTTCGAATTTCGCATGAACAAGTTATACATCATTTCCCTTGTCGAGACTTTTGTCAGCTTACTATTACCAGCTTCAAAATCAGGGCTATTGTCGAAATAGCGTTGTGTGTACTGATGTTGTTTCTGGACGGGCCATTTCTCCCAAAAACTAGGGATAGGCATGTCTAGATATTCTAGAATTTGTTGTTCGACTTCATCCCGATACATAAATTTTTCACGGTAAAAATTGAGTTCTTTTTCTGTTGTTTCATCAAACATCAGATCAACTCCCTCTTTATAAATTGTGACGGCTTCACCCCAAATTTGCTCAACCGTCTCCGTTTTAATTTGCATCGGATGCTTCTGCTGCCGACCAGCATCAGCTAATACTGGCAGGAAACGGCGTTCGCCCGTTTTATCTTTGAGGTATTCCTTTTGATTCGTTGTCCTGGCCAAAACAAAATTCTTTGCAAATTCCTCTGTCTTGGTCATGTAAGGTCGCCGGTACCGCAAACTAGTCTTTGAAATAAAAGCTTTGGTTTCTGCAAAAGACATTCGGTTACTGGCTACCATTTCATCATCATTGACGATTAGACTTTTTAGCATGATGTCGTAATTATCTTTGTTCGAAAAATCTGTAACAGCATCTGTGTACCATGGCCCGCCCAATTTTTGCAACAAAGATGTTTTACCGACTCCTTGACCTCCTACCAAATCCAGGACATAATCAAATTTTACGTAAGGATCATAGACTTTTGCGACAGCACCAACTAGCCACATTTTAGCAATTTTAGAGATAAGGCTATCGTCGTCCGCTCCAAGATAAACTTGCAACATCTGATCGATCCGCTTTCTACCGTCCCAATTGCTAGCAGCTTGCTCCATATATTCCAAAACAGGGTTGTAGGACCGTTCCGAAAAGAAAGTTTCCATTCCTGCTTTAAAGGCATTGCTAGAATATACGACTCCCAACTCATTTTCAAAATAAACAGTTACTACGCTGTTAAAATTAGCGGGCAATTCCCCCTGTTTAAATAAGGTTTTGCCGATTTTGACTTCTTGTGTAAACTCATATTCCTGAGAGAAATCATTCCTGCGAAGATAGGCGCCAAGCTGTTCATCTGCCTTAAACGACATCAAAACATTAGCTGGACTAGTGGATTTGATAGCTCCGCTACCAGTTAAAATCAATTTCGGCTGACTATCAATACTCACTACATTACCAATCGCACTCACCTCCTATCTTTTTTAATCATACTTTCAACCGTTCGTGTCACCTCTCTATCTGATAGAGGATTGGAACTATTTGTGTTGGCAATCTTGGCCAACTGCAAAACAACCTCATCATCAACTGCTCGAAACAGCAGACCGCCTACAAATTTAGCCAGCTTGTCATTTCGCCCACCTTCATCGCCAAAACCAACTGCGATAGTTTCAAAAAGTTCTGTAGTCTGGGTTCGGTCTCTGGTATGGGACCGTCTAGCCAAATCCCTGAGACCGTCTTTTCCATCATACTTGTAACCGTGGGTTTTGCCGTATTGCTCTTTTATTGCCTGGATTAGTTCCTTGGAAGGGGTGACCATTGTACCGCCTTCCTTAGACTTTTCCAGATCCCACTCATACTGCCCTTTATCTGTGGCAGACGGGGCAACCAAAACATAATTGTTTTCATGGGCTTTGATGTCAACACCAGGAAGGAAACCAATCATCTGTGTGATGGGAGTGTCATCCCTTTTGAAGTAGAAAAGGTGTTTTCCACCGCTTGCCGTCTTAGCTTGCAGTGTCGGTTCAATCAATCCCAGATATTTCCATTTTTTAAGTGACTCAAAGCCGTTGGATTTGCCGTGCTTATCGATATCAATAACAAAGAAGTTAGTTGTTTTTAGAGCGATATTTGCGTTGGGGTAGCCGTCCCAAAAGTTTTCAATCTCAGCTGGAGTCATGGCAGGCTTGTCAGCAAAATCAATCAAAGGCATTTTATTCTTTGGATTGATTGGGATTACTGAAAAGCCCAATTTTTGATACTGCAAAGCGTATTCTTTCATTGATGGCATGCCGTTTCCTCCTATCTAGCACAGATTTCCCTGAAGCTTTTAGGCTTAAAAGGGCAAATCATCTTCATCAATATCAGCTTCAGTCAGCGGTTGTGTTGATTCTTCTTCAAGGTCATAGTTACGGAACTCACGGCCATCTTTTCCCTTGGTAACCGTGATAACAAGGTTGTAGTAAGAACCTACTGCCTTACGTTGTAGAGCCTCTTCCAAGGCCTTACCATCTTCTTCATTTCCTTGCATATTGTCGCCAGCAAGTACCAGGGCTTTGATAAAGAATTTCATGGTGCGTTCAACTGCCCAGTTAAGGTCCTTGCCGTTCCATTCAGTCAGCGTTCCAAAGGTAGCAAATTCAGAACGTCCACTGTAATCACCACCGCGGATTTCAAATTGATAACCAAGGCTTTCCCAACCTTTGTCAGAAACATTGAAGGTTGCTTTCTTCAGGACTACTGGATAAGTCCCAGCTGGGATTGGTGCAGGGCCGTTGGCGCTGTCCTTGCGTGGATCAAATCCCTCTTTTTTGATTGATTTTGCAATATCTAATAAACTCATGCGTGTTCTCCTTTATTATTAAAATAGTTCGTCATCAGAGGCAGTTTCTTTCTTAGGTGCCTCTTTTGGCTTTTCAGCCTTGGCTGGTTTGGTTGTCTTAGCTGCTTCTTTCTTAGATACTGGCTTCCCCTTTGCAGGCTCAACAGCCCCTCGGATAGTTGCCAAAATTTTCAAGATCGCCTTGTCGTCAACCTGGTCCGCATAGTAGGTTTTACGCTTGCGGTCAACCTCACGGTTGTAGTTGTTGCCGATTTTTTCAGTCTTAATCATCAAGTCTGAGTTACCGTTGATAAGATTGACATACTTATCTTTCAAGCTTGGTTTGTCTTTGGTAGCATTGCCATTGTCATCATATTCAGAAACCTGACGGCTAATGTAAATAACATTCATTGGTAAGGCTTTGAGGTCAATGACTAATTCTGTGATAGCTTGATTGAAAAAGTCGTAACCTTTACCGTATGGAATTTCTGACAAAGATTTTAAACGTGGTTTACCTGGTGGAGTCAATTCATCACAGACAGCGATCTTAATCATTTCAATGACATCATCAATAACGTCAATGACCACTGTTTCATAAGAATGTTTTTGCGTCTGGAGAGCAAGCAAGATTTCTCCAAGTTGCTTGATGACTGAGTTAGTAATTCTTCCCTTGTCATCTTTCACATTCACAAGTTGAATACTTGGCACACTGTTAGCTTCTGCATTTCCGTCCGTGTTCAAGACGATTGGATTTGGAAACTCATTGGCCAGGTAAGATTTCCCACTCATGGTTTCACCATAGATGAAGAAATTCCGTGGGGTGTCTTTAGGTACTTGCGGTTTATTTGCCGGAAGTGTAAATGTCATTAGAGTTTACCTCCAAAAATTTCCTTAATCATGTCCTCGATTGATGGAAGCTCACGTTTGATAGGTTCAACTTCTGAGCCGTTCGGATAGGTCAATTTATATTCTGCTTCAACCGCTACGATTTCACAGTCAAACGCTGCAGCAAGAGCCTTGTAAGTCTTTTTGTTGTCTTCGTATTTTTTACGAGGAATTTTCAAGCAATGTTCCAAGCAGCAATAGTCAGCTTCAAATGCCAAAGTACCTCTGTCCTTATAAGATTTAAGGTAAGCATCTTTTTTACGGCTACGAAATACGATCATTTCAGTTTTTTTATTCATTTTGTTTTCCTCTTTTTTTAACTTTCTTTATAATAAAATTCAATAATATTCACATCATGTTGTTGCCGTGAACCAGTCACGCGCCACAACAATTGACGATAGTCATTATATTCGCCAGAAGATTTATCTACCGGATCCAGCACGACAACTGTTTGATATTTATGCTGCAAACCATCAACTCCCACACCCAAAACTTGACTAGTAGCAACCACGATTTTCTTATCAAGTCCTTCTTGGATATCGCCCGTCCAGATTCCAATTTCAGGATGGCGCTCGCGAATGACGTTGACAATCTGCTTAGACTTGCTGACAATCAACATGTCATGAGGTGCTCTTTTGATCAAGCCGTCTAGTTTTAACATTAAGGGGGTGTCGGCATTGACCGGCTTCAGCTTTGGAAAATCAACGGCCACACCAGTTTGGTTTAGGTACTGTTCAAAGGTCTTGCGACCAAAGGACTGTTTGGCCATAACCGTCTTGTCTCCAACATTGACCAGGTTAAGCAGTCTAAATTCTGCTAGTTTCTCAGGATTACCAGCTTCAACTGTGACTGGATAGAATTTGGTTTCAAAACCGTTATTTTCAGTGGCATTCTCAATATCCTCGATTTCTTCCCATCGGAAGAAATTAGGTAGGTTTGAGATGTAGGAATCATAGTCTTTGAAGTCTTTCCACTTTTCCTTAGAGTAGGAAAACGGATCATACTGCATTTGACCATGGACTTTTTGCCAGTCAAATTTTCGGTTAGGATTGGCAAAACCGAAAATGGTCTTTTCAAGGGGGTAGAAATTCTGCCCTTTTTTCCGGATTGGGGTTGCTGACAGACCTATCGTGTATTTTCGCCTTATTTTGCGATATAAGGCCACTTGTTTGTCACTTGACATATTCTGCCACTCATCCACAATCAGAACGTCACAGGATAGTTTCTGCCCCTTTTTAACTAGATTTTGAAGATACCTGTCTGTTTGAATGATAATCTCAACATCTTTATCAAAATTCATAAATTTGACTGCATCAATCCAGCCATTAAGAATAGCTAGCCGATTATTTGTGATAATGATTCTTTTAGCTTTCTTATGTTTGGCGATTGCTAAGGCACAGATTGTTTTGCCTCTACCTCCTAAAGCCTCAAGAAAGATTCCATTCGTCAGTATATCGCTACGCTTAACCGCCTCAGCTTGCCATTTTCTCAGTTGCAATTCTTCCAATATCCTGAACCACCTCCTCTACATCATTTCGCATGGCCCAGAATAACCCAAGCCGGGCGGCTGCACGTACATCTTGATGATGGCTCTTACTAAATTTCCATAACCCCAAAAGTTTTAAAAGCTCATTTGGAATGTCGGATTGATAACCAGCATTCCGTTGGAGAATAGAACCAGGAAAAAGAATTTGAAATAAGGCGATATTCTCAAGAACCGAATTGTCCTTTGATTTATCATTGTCACGCGCTTCGAACTTTTCAATGACTACAATATCAGGTTTTAAAAATCGGCCCACTTCTTCAAACCACTTACGCGTACTCTTGATTTTGGCTGAAGGTACAACCCAATGATCAACCAATTTTGCATTATCCAAGAGTACGATTCCGTGCGTACTATTTTCCGCTTTTGCACTACCCGGATCAATTGCTAAAATTTTCATACTTTCACCTTCTCAGAAAGTACGCCATCAAACAAAGCCGTCTCAAACCAGTTCTTCTTATTAGCTTTCGCAAAAGCAAACAGTGTTTTCAATTCTTTATGCTGTTTGTCCTTTGCTTTCAATTCTTCCTCTACTTTCTGAAATCCAATCTTGATATCGAAAGGGAAATTTTCAGTCACACTAACAAAGATCTCCCGATGACCAATCACGACAGAAATATTTTCTGTAATTCTAGTTTTGTTAATCAATCCCATCAGCGAATCCTCAAACTTCTACTTTCTTGCAAGGTAGCACCCTTGACTTTCTTACCTGCATTCAGCAATTCCTTGATGGCAGTCTTGTCAGGTTTTTTTGTAATTACAAAATATTTCTTAGGCAGTAGATTCTCATCAACAACCACGGATGGTTGATTTTTAGCCAAGGTGACCGTAAAGAGCAAGCCCTTGACCTTTTCATGTCCAGTGATTTCAAAAGCTCCCTGCAAACCTGTTTTGAGCCGCGTGACGTCATTCTCAATAGATTTTTTTCGTTTAGTTAAGCGGTCAATTTCTTCTTTGAGTTGATCCGCTTCTGCTTCTTTGTTCTTGATGACCTTGACTGTATTTTCAACCTTTTCTTCAAACTGGTCAGTCCAGTCAATAGAGTCCAAGGTGTCCAATTTGGTTTCTTCATCCAGGCCTTCCATTTCGTTAATCTGTTTAAAAATTCCTGTTAGCTCATATAAACTAGCCATTTTTTTCTACCTCTCTGATTTTATTTGTAAGTTTTGTTAGTCCAATACCTGATTTAGTCAAATCAGCGTCGGACGTAAATAAATGATTTTGATTCATTCTAGCGATTTCGTTTTTAGATAAACAAGCAAGATTTGTAATATCATAGTTTGTTTTATCACCGTCCAAGAAGACAATCGAATGCCCTTTGGGTATTGGCCCGTGATGCTCAATCCAGGTCTTTCTGTGGAGAAGTTCCCAGACATTTGGATCAGCTACTTTGATTTTCGGATAGCCGTCTGTCGTTTGAGCAATGGTCCCTACCGGAACATAGTTCGGAGGTTTGTTCCCTTTCTTAAATTGGCCGCTATTTTTTGGGCATATTCGGAAACTTCTTACCTTTATTCGCTGGCGTATGTCCTTTTTCAAACTGGCCAGTTAAGCCGCTATTTAAACGATTGTTTCTTCGATAATTCTTGACTTGCTTGCGGGTTAATGACAAACCAAATTTTTCATTCATTTCATCTGCAAATGCTTGCGCAGTTTTTCCGACGTAGTTTTCCAAAAAATAGTCATGCTGCTCGCTTGTCAGGATTCTCTTTTGAAATAATTTCCCTACCAGCAAACCGAGGCGCTTACGCACTCCGCCGATTTGCGAAGCTGTGTAATTGGTCCCAAACTTTTCATTTAGCATTTTTGTTACTTCCGGAGTCAGCCGCCCTGGACAAATCTCCTGCATATAATCAGTATATTCATTCTTCCAGCAAAGCGATCGGGGCATTGGCATCACCTACCTTATCTTTAAATCTCTCAGCGTCCAAGGCCAGTTGGCCAGCTTGCAAGATTTGGCCAGAAATAGCAACCATCTGCTTTGAACGCTGGAGCTCTACTTTTAGCTCTTCTGCGGTGAGATCTCTGTCATCTAGAGCTTCCAGTTGAGCAAAGAGCGTATTGGTTAAATCCGATAATTTATTTCTAACCACTACTTCGTTACCTCTTTCATTAGTTTATTAGCTTCTTTAATCAGCAATCTCATTGTATTGCTGTCCGTTTCCTTTTCAGCTGCTCTGGTTAGCATCTCTACCCACTCTCGTCTGGTGTCGTTCTTCCAATCCACCAATTCAGCAAGTGCCTCTGATGCTCAAAAATGAGCCGAATAGTCCAACGATTTGTCTTCCAGGCGGACACATCTGCCTGCTTTGACATCTTTGGATACAGTCGCCCTGACATTTACATTTGTTGTTTTGACAGCTTCTGCCACCTCATCATAGCTGGCAGCGGGATATTCTTTATAATATTCCCTGATGCGTTCCGCCTGTGTCATATCATCCCACTCCTTTCACCGTGAATGACTGATTGTCATGCTTGCGTACTTCGGCCATTCTTTGATTTTGTTCAATCATGTGCTGGTTCTGTGCCCAAAGCACATATCTAGCATACAAGTCTATTTCCGCTTGTTTCTCAGCTTCTAGTCGCTTTTCTTTCAAGTCAATGTGGCTTGCCCATAAAACACTCAGCAGCAAGCTGGAAACAAAGCAAACTGCTCCTAAAACTTCACCCATTTTCTATCCTCCCGGAAAATCCGTTTCCCCTGTTGTTTTCCAATGTTGATACTCGTAGTACATATTGTTAAATTTGTTAATCATCACATCCTGTCGCTGATTCGCGTTAGCTTGCGCTCTGATGCTGTCTCGATTATCCGCTATCTGCTCCTGCAGCTCACGGATTTGCCGATTCTGCTTGTCAATCGTCTGCACGCCAGCGATGGTCAATAGAATGATTGCAACCACTTGCAACAAGACTAATCTTTTAAGGTTTTTCAGACTCATCTACTACCTCCTTTAAACGTTACAATCTTATCTCCGCCAATCAGCTTCCCGCCTCGTGGCACGACCGAGAAAGACACATCCTCTGCTGACTTTCTAAGGTTCTCTAGTTCGTTCTTGACGACTTCTACGGGCTTTTTGGCTAGATTGTTCTTGTAGACATTACCTAGCCTCCAATTGTCGCGTTCCCAGTCCAAAATCACGCGCATTTGTTCAATATTTTGCATTATATTCCTCCTTGTTTGGCCAGTGCCCGTTCTTCAAATTTGATGTTTTTCAACATCTCGTCAAGCGTCTCTTTCTTGCTTCTGTACCGATTACGACTTTTCCATTTGACAAATAAACGAAAACCCTCGTAATTGATAAAGACAATCTTGTGTGTTGGGTTGTCTATGTACCTGCTAAAGTCTGGGTGTTCTCTCATTTCTTTTGCCCAAACCTTGGCCGTGCTGGGTTTTAAACCCTCCCAAATTTGGCAAAGATGCTCATAGTCACCGGCTTCTGCTTTTTCGGATTGATTAGCAGGCCTGTAAACCAATTCAGCTTTAGGCATAGCTTTTCCTCTCTTTCTGTGCTATAATTTGGTTAGTATTTTTGATTAGCGCCTGACTTTGTTAGGTGCTTTTTTTGTTTACTCAATGCTGTAATCTGCGATCACTCGCAAGATAAACTTATTTGCAGCAGGTCCTTTAGTCGAACCATTCAAGATATTTGTAACTTCCTGTCGCTTATAACCATAAGCGGTTGCCAAATCACGCTTCTTGATATTGTGTTGCTTTAAATACTCAGAAACCTTTTTTCGGCCATTGTCAATATCTGGCATACGCTCACCTCCTATCTAAATTCATCCAAGCTGACTTCTAGTGCATCAGCAATTTTTTTGACCGTATCGAAATGTAGGTCTTTCACTTCCCCATCTCTTAAACGATAGATTCCGGCTGTACCAACGCCAGCTTTTAAACAAAGTTTATAAACCGTCCAATTTTTCTTTGAAATTTGTTCAGCTATTTTTTCCCAAAGCATATATATCCCCCTTATATATCTTTATTTTTATAGTTTTTATCCTTATATGCACTTACCACTATATATTGTATTTTTTTGTATTTTTTATCCTTTATAGCACTACATATTGACAAACATTGTTTTTTATCATATAATTTAATTGTGATTACAAATAAAGCCAATTTTAACTACCATTAAAATTTCTTTTGTTAATCAAATAATCAAGAAAGGAGGATTGCTTATGGCAAAAAATACCAAGCAGACTTCTGCTAAAGTTGCCACCAAAGCAAGTAAGGCTCTTCGTGACGGGCGTTCTTCTGCCCGTACTAAGTCTATTGCTGGTTCGGCACTTTCACAGACTCGTAAAAAGTAATACGATATAGTCTGAGTTTAAAATATAGCTTTTTCCTTTTTCAGAAACTTTTATAAGATTCTGGTCTGGGAAAAGCTTTTTTATTTCTTCAGGTACTTCTTGAATATCACATTCCCCGAAAGAAATTTCTGAGTCTATCGTTGTAATTCCGCCGATTTTCATACTCACGCGCCTCCTTTCTTCATAAAAAAATGCCCTATCAAATTGATAGAGCATGTGATACAATAAGAACGGCACTTCTACACCGCCTACGAAGGGAGGTGAGATAGCCTATGATGGAACTAATCCTTAAAACTATCATCGGACCGATTGTGGTCG